TGGTGGTGGCGGTGGTGCCACTGCTGCTGGCGCTGCAGGCTCAACCAGTTCAAGTGGCGCAGGCGGTGCAGGCGGATCTCTCTGGGGCTTCACCTACTCAGGTGGTGGCGGCGGCGGTGGCTCAGTCTCAACGTCTCCAGGTGCTGGAGGTTCAGGTATTGGTGGTGCAGGTGGCAGCACTGGCACCGGCGAAAACGCACTCCCCAACACTGGCAGTGGTGGTGGTGGTGCGGGTACAACTAGCGCATCCAACCAAGGCGGCAACGGCAGCGACGGATTCATTGTTGTCCGCTATCCTGGCTTGCCCCTCGCATCCGGCGGCGTGGTCTCCTACGCAGGCGGCTACACCTACCACTACTTCAACTCAACGAACATCGACAATGTCTTAGACTTCCGGCGTTACGCTAGCTAACCCTCTTACCCCTTTAGGAGAACAACATGCCACCTGAGTTCCGGTCTCTCTCACGAGAGGATGCTGTCGAATTCCTCGAAGCACATGGCCTCGTAGCCATCAAGCCTCCCGTCCGCTCGTCCGACTTCCGTCTCTGCACTGACTCCCCATTCCACTACCTGCTGTGCAGGCGCATGGGTCTTGTGCCATCCCTCCGCTGGAGCGAGGCACTCAACCGGGGCACCTGGTTCCACGAACGCTTCGCACTCATGCACCTCCCCGAATCAGAAGCAGACGCACAGTACATCAGCCTGCTTGGCCAGCGTCTTGATGAGTTGATGTCTACCTGTCAAACGCATGGCATCGACGGCGAGAAGCGTCGTGCCATCCTTGCCACCGAGGAGCAGGACCACGCAACCAGCCTTGCGTGGTACAAGGCATGCTCGACCATCGAGATCTCCAAGGAGTATGGCACCATCACTCAGTTCCTGCAGTCCCCCCACTATCGGGTGATCTGCGCCGAGTGTCTGCTGGGTGCCAACATCATGGATCCGATGCGTGCCACTGACAACCCCACTCCATGTGTGGCGCAGCCCGACTTGCTGCTGTACCACACGGTGCAGAACTCGCTGTGGGTTGTGGACTACAAGACCACCAGCCTGCCGGTTGCTGATCGTGCAGCCTCCTGCTCCATCGAGCCGCAGACCCAGCACTACCTGCATGTGCTGGAGATCCAGCTGAAGAACGCCAAGTTCCGTGAGCAGTACAACCTGCCCGACGATGTGCGGGTGGGCGGCATGATGCACGTCATCATCCAGAAGCCGACCATCGAGTTCGGCATGAAGGACCGGGACTACATCCTGGATACCACGCCCCTGAAGAGTGGACCACGCAAGGGCATGCCCCGCAACGAGAAGGTCTACCAGGGTGAGCCACGTCTGGAGAACTACATCCAGCGTTGCCTTGAGTGGTACCACGGAGAGGGCGAGTACGCTCATCTCTCACCGGAGCGTGTGCTCAATCCGCCGGTCAACATTTCATTCACAAGCGCCGACGCACTGCTTGACAGTATGTGGCGCAGTCAATACCTTGCACGCCTTCGCTCCGTCAATCGTTGGCGAGCACTCAAGCCTGACCCCGGATTGTTTCCGTGGCCAGTGAGCGTTTCGGGAAAGACAGGTCGACGAGATCCTTACGCAGACTTTGTTCTTCGGCCCATCAGTGAGTGGCCGGAGATCGTGAAGCAGAACGGCTTTGCCATTGTTCGACGGGATCTTGAAACACCTGAAGAAGAACAGGAGTCAACAGATGGGTGACTATCCAGACACACCGCCAGCACGCGAACGTCTTCGCAACCAGTTCAAGGACTTCAATGAGGAGATCCTTCAGAAGGTCATCAAGCCAAAGATCATCGACACCTTTCACAAGTTCTCTGACACGATCAACTCCCGCTCAGATATGCTGGCCATCTTCAACGAAGAGCATCACTGCTCCATCTCGATGGGCACCTTCAGCGAATGGCTTGATCAGTTGGGTGTGAAGTTCGAACGCACCGTGAAGGTGATTGGTCTTGAGTCGCCTGCGCGCGGCGGCCTTGCGGCCCGCCCCGCTCCGGCTCCCTCAGAGGACCAAGGGGTGGATGAAGAAGTTCGGTTTGACAACGAAGTGCCAAGCGATTTCCAGCGGCCGCGTGGCTATGGAGATATGTTTGGCGAACTCAACAAGGACATGTAAGCATGAGCACCTACCAAACGATGGCAGCAGGCGCACCACCCAGCAAGGGATTCCCCTCCCTCGGCTTCAACACGCCTGCGAAGTACAGCCTCAAGAGCATGTGGGGCATGGTCGTCGGTGAGCAGAACAGCGGCAAGTCCTATCTGTTTCAGGGTTGCTCCGATGCGTTCATCCTCAACCTTGACCTGACCGCAACTGTGTCCCCCCACCTCCGTGCCACCGTGTGGCCGGGCATCGGTTCGGATGGCCGACCGATTGATGTGGGGGGCAAGCCCATCACTCTGACCTGGGATCTGATCGAGGCCAAGGTCAAGCAACTGTGTGAGATGGCAGACAAGGGAATGGATCGACCAGCCTTTGTGGTGATCGACACGCTCGCGCCAGCCATCCGCATGCTCAAGGGCCACGTCGCCAAGCAGATGGGCAAGGAACTCTTCGAGCAAGCCCACGGCCCAGCCGCATGGGAGAAGCTCTACGAGACAGTCATCGACACATGCCATCGCCTGCGTCAGCACGGCTATGGTGTGTGGCTGATCGCGCACTTGGGCCGGGAGTGGGTAGACATTGCCGAGGGCTCGAAGGTAGAGGAGCACTACCTGAGCCTGCCTCCCGGCCTCAAGGAGCGACTGTCCAAGGCAGTGGAGATCATCGCGCCCATGCGTTGCGAGATGGTTGAGTCCACGGTCATGGAGCCCCGCACCATCACGGTCGGTGGCAAGCAGATCACGCAGAACAATGCAGTCGTGAAGCGTGAGAACAAGCGAGTGCTTGCGTTCGCAGACTCTCGCTACGTCAGGCTGGTGCGAACCCGCACACTCAAGCCGCTGCCCGACATCGACATCACCAACGCACCAGACGCGTGGCAACAGTTCGAACAGGCGTTCGACCAAGCCACCGCCTAATCCCCCGGAAGGGCTGGGGGGCGGGCCCCTCTGGGTGCCCCGCCCCCTGCCTCCCAGTTACCCAATCGACAAGTCCGTATAACGTGTCGATTGTTTCCTTGTCTTCGTTCCGTTTCATTTCATTCACCCCATTCACACTTAGGAGTACTACCGCAATGAGTATCAAGAGCAGCATGTTCACCGCGTTCGCCGACATCTACAGCAGCGCCGAAGCCAACACCGAGGGATCGGCTGCTGGCTGGCGTCCCGAGGCCGGCGACCACGCGGTGCTGGTCACTGGCATGGTGGCTGACAGCGGCGAGTTCAAGCAGAAGGACGGCCAGTTGTTCCCGTCCAACCTGATCCACTTCACCTACCAGATGATCGAGGATCCGGGTAGCCCGGCTGAGCCCCGTTCGTTCAAGGGCAAGACTTTCAACCTGCCGTCCAACCCGGCTCAGTTGACTGACGATGGTGCGAAGACCCGCATGCGCATCGACATCGAGCGCCTGAAGGGCCACCTCCGCACCGTGCTCGGCACCAGCACCAACAACCTGGCCGCCGACATGGAAGCCGCTAGCAAGAAGCTGGCTGCTGGCGTGCCGACCCCCGTGAAGCTGCGCGCCAAGTATGACGCCAGCCGTGACGGCAAGACTCTGTACTTCACGGAGTTCCTGACCGGTCAGCTCATGGGCTGAGCAGGGCTTGCTTTGTGGGAAGCAATCCCTACCATAAAGAGACGTCCCCCCACGACAGCCCCATGGGTCACCTGCCCGGTACCCATGGGGCATTTTGGTTCAGGGAGGTCGCGTCAGGATGGGCTCATCTAAAGCCTGTTCGGGCCGACCTCCCTACCCACAAGCAACGTGCTATGCGCATCTGGATCCCAGCCAAGGACTGGGATATGCCTCAGCCAGATGTCGAGGTCTCCCGCCTAAGCCAACTGCACCGAGGTAGGGTAGGCCTCGCCGTGTGGTCCCGCCCATGGCAGGGAGGCCTCGACCACTGGCTGCTCATAGGATGGGCCGTAGGACAGCCTACGCCGTCCCCTGCTGCGCAGGCACACTGGGTGAGGGCATCAGAGCCCAAGCCCTGGGATATCGTTCCCATAGGGGAACTGGACCTCGTAGCGTCCTTCCAGAAGGGACGCCTCCGGTTCCTCAATATGCAGATCACTCGGGATGACCGGGAGCGCATGGACGCGCTCTACGGTCGCCCACTCATTGACCGCCTTCTCCAGCCCCGGCGCGTGCCGTGGGCCGTTCGCATCGTGGCCCCCCACACCTACCAGTTGTGGGTCGGCCTCTAGCTACCCCCTACCAGGAGTCACTACCCATGTCCGTCTTCTCGCCCATCTCATCTACCTCTACCCCACCCCAACCCAAGGACCTGACCACCATGACTCTGTTCGACCTCGCCGTCGCCGTCACCAGCCCCGAGCTCAGCCCCACCCAGACCAAGCAGCACCTCGACCTGGAGATCAGCCCCCGCCTCAGCAAGTTGCTGGGGGGACTCGCCACCAGCGGGCAGATCGAGAACCTGCGCATCACCGGCCCCTCGGGCTGCGGCAAGACCAGCGTCGGCCAGTGGCTGGCCCAGGAGACGGGCCGCCCCCTGCTCATCATGGACTGCGCTGTGGTCCGTGAGCCCCGCGACTGGTTCGGTTTCCGCACGGTGCAGGATGGCAAGATCGGCTGGCAGGACACCGAGTTCGTGCGCGCCGTCGAGGCAGGCAACTACATCATCTTGCTCGACGAGATGAACCGCGCCTCGACCTCTGTGCTCAACGGCCTGTTCTCGCTCACCGACCATCGCCGCCGTGCATGGATCGAGGAGCGTCAGAAGGCTGTAGTCGTCGGTCCCAACACCATGTTCATTGCCACCACCAACGTCGGCTCTCGCTACGTGGGCGCATCCCCCATCGACGCGGCACTCGACGAGCGGTTCGGTCGCATGATCGAGATGACCTACCTCTCGCACAAGGAGGAGGCCAGCCTTCTGCAGCGTCGCACCGGTATCACGGAGGACCATGCACTGGCCCTCAGTGAGGTGGCACAGAAGACTCGTCAG